GTTGATTTACTTAATGTTGCTTCGTTGTCGTATAGCGCAAGTTTAAAAGTATTCCCCGTCGTTGCCGTAAAATTGTGTAGGCCTTTCAGGATCTCCACCTTGAAACTGTTGCAGACAGCTTGAGTAATTGCCATAATAATCTCCTATGGGTTCCTTGACTCGAGAGGGATACGAATAACGCCATCTCGAAATTCGTCTCTACGGTCACGCCCCATCTCATATGTGGCAAGAGCCTGTACAGACTGATTATACATTTTATCGTAGTATTGTATCATATCTGCTGGACCTTTCAAGTATCCAAGTGCTTCCAAAATACAACCATATAAAAGCACGTTTGGAGCATTCTGACTTACCCAATTTGATGTTGTCGTACTGGATAATACAGGTGCTTTATACGTGTATGCGAGCTCTACAGTTAATGCAGCGTTCGGGGTTGGTGCCAACATGTGGGTATCGTTATCATATACAGCATAATACTTTGGAGTACCTGCTGCTGATGACGTCCTGTTTGGCGCAAATTCATTCATAAACGAAATATCTTTTTGTATCAAGAATGTTCTGTTATCAGAGCTATCAATTAATTGTATGTATCTTGTAGTATCCCAATCTCCAGGAAGTGGCAAAAAAGGATTGTTCACCGTAAGAGTAGCTGTGTCATATCTCCTATAATATGTTAGATCTATGTTTCTTCTTAATTTATCTTCAGTAGAAATTATAAATTGATTAATGACCGCATCACTTAAAACATCTGACGTAGTTTCTGTATAATCCCTTACATTACTTAACAAATCAGTATAATCACTCATGACGTGCTCACTGTAACATTTCCAGCAGAGCTCTGCAATCTAGTTTGTTTTGATTCTGTTTTTGGTTGCATACCTACACTAGAAAATAAGTTGGTATTGACTCCTATTTTTCCAACAAAAACCCTTGAGTCTGCTATCTGTGGTCTTGCGTCTTCAAGAGACTGAGGATCTTGAATGATAGGTAATGGCTCTAGTTGAGGATGCTTTTCTTCATATTCAGAAATATGAACAGTAGAATTATTCCACTCTTTAACCATTTCATTATACGGAAAAGCCATACCAGATCTATCTGATATTCTTTGTGCAAACTTACCGGATGCATACTTCGCCATAATTAAACTCCTGGTAAATAAGTTTTAGGGGTAAGAAACAAACTAGTTCTTTCACCATCTTGTGCTGCTGCACGTTGAAACTCGTCTTCATAAATTTGTTTTAATAATTGAATTCTGTCTGGCGATTTTTTCATAGCCATGTAATAAGCTAATCCGGCAGTCATACATGGAAGAAATCGAAAAGGAATCTGAGCGTTATTTGTGTAATCGCCCGCATCAAACATACGAACAAGAGCATAATATCGTAGAGTGTAAGTTGTATCAGCTGCAGGATATAGAAATAGTGTTGGGTTTATCGTACGTTCAAAATAGTATTGAGTTGGTCTTCCGCTGGTTGTTTTAACAGCGTAATTCAAATATGTAGATCTACTAATTGAATTAGCAGAGAAATCATTGTTACTAGAATCTCTTATAACCACATCAGTGATATCTACTATCTGTTGACTATCATTGGCATTTGATCCAAATAAGCTAGTTCCAGTTAAAGAGGTTGTAGTAGCTGCGATAGTTTTTTCTTGTAATTGAATAGTCCAAAGATTCAATCCTCTATTAGCCCACTCTGCTAATAAAAGATTTAAAGAACGTCTTGCAGTTTGCAAATCGTAGCCACTACGAACTTGCAAACCACAACGCTCATATGCTTCCTCAGCAATTTCATCTATCGATAGATCAAAGCTAGCTGTTGATGCGTAAGTTGGCATTAATTATCTTTTTGCCTTTTTCTTTTTACCCTTCATGGCTTTTTTCTTTTTACCTTTCATGACTTTACCGCCACCTTTCATTCCGATAGCTTTTCTAGGTGATACGTTACCACCCATAGCCATAGCCATTGCATTTTTTTTCATCATGCCGCCACCACGTTTTTTTACAACTGGTCCGCCACCTCTCATCTTATTTATGTTTTTCTTCTTCATTACCATTTCGACCTCCGAATATTCGTCTATAGGTTTTATATCTTGATACTACAACGTCTTGATAGTACCCTTTTGGCCACAACTTATAGTAACCAGATTTATGTAGTTTATCAGAAGCTTCCTGTAATAGCGAGAACTTTTGTGCTAATATCATAGAATACATTAGGTCGCTTTCAACATCTGGAGGTTCATCTCCTGGTGATACAAGAAATTCTTGCTCATCTGCAGTAGCAGGATTACTAGGATGAAAACCCATAAAATAAATATCTTTTTTATTGTACCAATAATTGTAATCATCGACAATTCCCTGAAATTCGTTAGGGGTATAGCTATAAAAAGGATCGCAAAAAATTAACAAATCATGAGTATCAAAACTAATTTTATTTAAATAAGTATTAAATTCTGTTTTGTACCACTTGTGTTTTTTTTTGACTTCGACAACAACTTTTTCATCTTTCCAACTTTTTCTAGCAAAAGGACATGCTGACATACCTCCTAGATGTTTATTAGGAACTTCTAAAAAATATTTTGACCACTTACGTACGTCTTCTTTTATTTCTTTTTCTAATTGCATCTTTACCCTTCCTAAAAATACTTGCTACTTCATTTTTACCCATAACTTTAGCTCTTTGCTCACCCACAGTTAAAATTTGAATTTTCCTTGCAAAAGGTTTTTTAACCCTTTTAACTTTTGCCACTGTTTTTCTAGCATCAGCAGGAGTAGCAAACTTGATAGATACAGTATCACGTGGATTTTCATCCGTGTAAAGTCTCCTGCCACTGCCTTTTGGTTTCTTGCCCGTGCCAACTTTAGGATCTTTTTTCTTAGGCATTAAAAAATACCTTTAAAACCAAAACCTCTCTGTGCAATACCAGCTCTTCTTTGATCTGTTATTAGTCCACCGGTAGCAGCAAAAGTTTTAACATTAGTTGGTTTACCTCCAACACCTTGAGGTTTACTTCTTTTTCTTTTTACAGCTGATCTTCTTTGACTGTCTGTCATTCTCGCAGCTTTGGCTGCAGGTACACATTTTGGATATTTTCTTTTTCTATCTGCTTTTAGTTTGGACCTTCCACATTTAGCAAAACCACCACCCTTTTTCTTGGCTCCAATATCAACCCAATCTTGTTCAAACCATTTTTTTAAACT